TGTACTACATTTATCCGTGTCAACAGACAGATCAACGATGTGTTCTTAAAATGATACAACCACTTAAAGATGAACTAATGGTTCAACAACAGTTGCCTGCAAAGAACAAAAGAAATCGAGCTTGGCAACATATGGTCGGTGTGATCATGCTGAACCAAACTGGACGCAAACCAGTAAAATATGTACTGCCGTTATTCTTACAAAAATGGCCTACTCCCAAAAAGTTCTTATGGGCTCCGATAGACGAAGTCAAGGAGGTTATTTGGCCATTAGGAATGTACAATATTCGTTTCCAAAGACTCAAACTTATGACTGCTGATTTCTTGACTTGGGACGGAAATGATGCTACAATGTTATATGGAATAGGAAAATATGGTAGCGATAGTTATGAAATCTTTTTTAAGAAAAACTATACCGTACAACCTAAAGACAAAGAGTTGATTAGATATCTAAAGGAAGAAGTGAATGTTCCTGAAACTGCTTGATAAGCTAGGAAGAAAACGCATCATTTATGATCGCGTACACAACGAACCGTATCTCGAACGATACTATCTTTTCTTAAAAGATAGAGATCGTTTTCCCTTTAATGTATTCTTGCACAAGTTCTTGAAAGGTGATCCAGACGATGTGCATGATCACCCATGGCCTTATGCTACGCTAATCTTGAAAGGTGGCTACTATGAATGGGTACCTGAGTTTGATAGTAACGGTACTATGTTGGGTCAGCGCCGTCATTGGCGTGGCCCTGGTCACTTTAGGATCTGTAGTCCTAATTCTTATCATAGGATCGAACTGAAAGAAGGTGTTACTGCCTGGACATTGTTTATGCCAGGACCTCATAAGCGTGAATGGGGATTCTTAGTTAAGAACAAATGGATTCAACACGAACAATATCTTAAGGAGAGATATGAACAAGCTCATAATCGACCAGCATAACATGACTGGTCTAGTCAGCAAAATCGGTAGGAATATTGCTACCGGAGGTTGGCGTCCTGATTATATCGTAGGGCTCACTAGAGGTGGGCTTGTTCCCGCTGTTATGCTCAGTCATTATCTTAATGTACCGTTGAATACATTGAATGTAAGTCTTAGAGACGGTGGCGAATGCGATAGTAATCTATGGATGGCTGAAGATGCATTTGGGCACAATCAAGAGTTTCCTAAAAACATACTCATCGTAGATGATATTAATGACACTGGTGCTACCTTTAACTGGATCATGGAAGACTGGCCTAGTGGATGTTTTCCTAATGACGATCACTGGAACTATGTGTGGAATAAGAATGTTAAGTTTGCTGTTCTAGTAGATAATCTAGCCAGCAAGTGTAATGTAAAAATGGACTACGTTGGCATGGAAATCAACAAAGCCGAAGATGATGTCTGGGTTGATTTCCCCTGGGAAGATTGGTGGTCAAAATGATCGATTCTAAAATAAAAATACATTGTACAGACAACGGAAAAGACTTCGAAGGTCATGTACTGAACTATAAACCTAAGGCTATTTTAGAAGTAGCGGTGCAAACACTAAAGATCCGCATGGCCTATCAAGATAGGACCAAGGTGTTTGTTGGTAGTGTCGGGGGACGAGAGTTCACTATCAAAGAAGATGCGTTGCCTCAGGAAAGGAGGGAGTTTACTCGATGAAAGAATATAAAGAAGAACTGATGAAAGGTCAGCCGATGTTTATAGAAGAAAGCACGGCACCTTGGGATAATCTCTTAGAAGAAGATTTCCATATAAAAGTTTTCTATGACAAATATCCAGTGACTGAAGGTCATTTGTTATTCGTGCCTAAATACAACACCATACATGTGCTTATGGATGCGTTTGAAAGTGCCGTAGCCGATGGTATGCGTATGATCGAAAGAGGCGAGTGCGATGGGTTCAATGTTGGATTTAACTACGGCAAGTCTGCAGGCCAAACTGTTGGCTGGCCACATGTACATCTTATTCCAAGACGTACAGGAGATATGGATGACCCCACCGGAGGTGTGAGACATGTCATTCCAGAAAAAGGTAACTACAAAAAGGAAAAATAATGCAGATAAGAGCAACAGAAGGTGATGATGTTTTTGGAAAGTGTGGCTGCGGCCGTTCTCCCACTGGTGTGTGTGTTGGTTGGCATTCACTTACTGAGACGCAACTAGCAGAAGCACGTAGAAAGTGGGAACTATCTGAATATTCTAAGCAGGCCCAAGAACTGTGGTCAGATAGTTGCACAACTCCACGGTCAAAATGAATCTAATAACTGTTCCGTGGAAAAACCAGAGTAACACATGGTGGAATGAAACATGTGCTCAAATCATTTTACATTTTGGATTGCCTGGTGATAAGTATACCACAGAAGTCGGTGCAGACGAGATGAAGTTCTTTTTTAAAGATGAAAAAGAAGCTCTCATGTGTAGGATTCTTATAAGCGATCAGATATGAAACAGATAGCCAAGCTGGGTTTTCTAGTAGTATGTATATTCATACTTTTGGGAATATATGTCATTAATGCTCCTCGAGGAAGAGTTTATGACTGCGGCATGGCTGAATGGCATCCTGATATTCCGCCTTCTGTTAAAGAAGAATGCCGCAGACTTCACTACGAGTATTGGAAAGAGCAACAAGAAAAAAGAGAACAAGAACAATCTGGACGTAAGTTGATACGGACATGAAAAGATCTTGGGAAGTTACTGTAGAACATGATGAAACCACTGGAAACTATTATATACAACTTCCAGAAGAGGCTATAAAGGCCAGTGGTCTTGAAATCGGAGATTCTTTTTATTGGAGTGATAATGGCGATGGGTCTTACACCTTGATAAAAGAGGACTTGACAACTTTTATAAAAAAAGGTATAATAAAGAATGAGCAAGATTAAGATAGCAGAACTATTCTATTCAATCCAAGGCGAAGGACGATATATGGGTGTACCGTCCGTCTTCTTACGTACATTTGGCTGTAACTTTAAGTGTGCCGGCTTTGGTATGCCTAAAGGAGAACTAAGCAATGAAGTTGAATCCATTGCAGAACGTATTACAGAGTTTAAGTCGTACCAAGAACTACCGCTTGTTAGCACAGGTTGTGATAGTTACGCTAGTTGGGATCCTCGTTTTAAAGATCTCAGCCCAATGCTTACAAGCGATGGTATTGCAGAACGTATCTGTGAAATCCTTCCGTTTGGAGAGTGGCGGGATGAACACTTGGTAATCACCGGTGGCGAACCTTTGTTAGGTTGGCAACGTGCATATCCGGATTTACTGCGTCATCCTAAGATGGCAGGTCTTAAAGAAATCACTTTTGAAACTAATGGTACTCAACCTATCAGTGAAGATTTTAAAGAGTACTTGCTAGAATGGCTCATGCCTCATCCAGATTACACAAGAGAAATCACTTTTAGTGTAAGTGCTAAACTCAGTTGTTCAGGTGAAAGCAGGGACGAAGCCATCCGTCCAGAGATCGTTTGCGAATATGAAAACTGGGGTTATACATATCTTAAGTTTGTAGTGGCCACAGAAGAAGATGCAGAAGAAGCGATTGAAACAGCAGACATCTATCGTGCAGAAGGGTTTACTGGTCCTATATATTTGATGCCTGTAGGTGGTGTGGAAAGCGTTTATACATTAAATAATCGCCGAGTAGCGGAACTAGCAATGAAGAACGGACTTCGCTATTCAGATCGCCTACAGGTACCTTTGTTTAAAAATGAATGGGGTACTTAATGAAAAAATTTATAAAGAAAATGATGGGTTTGGACAAACTAGAAGAGTCCATAGCCAAAGCAGAAAAAGATCTAGCTGAAGCCAATAAAAGATTGGAAGAATCAGAAAAAGCACAGAAGGCCGCTCTAGAACAAGAAGAACTGGCCAAACTCAACCCAAAAGACCGTGCTACTCGTAAGAAAGAACCATGGGTCGGTGTATTAAATACACATATAAATAAGGATAATATCCGTAATGGATTCTTTGAACTTGACTGGAACGAGTACTTTGTGCTAAAATTAAAGCAAGAAGGTTACGGTGCAGACGGTGACAAAGAAGAAGAAATCGTCGATCGTTGGTTCCGTGAGCTTTGTGCTAACGTCGTAGTAGACGGTGATTACGGTGGTCCTTTGGAAACTGGGACTTTGGACATACAGACGGTGATTAAGAACAACAAATGACCTACATTCTAGTAGATACTGCTAACACGTTCTTTCGTGCAAGGCACGTAATCAACGGTGATGCCGATATTAAGCTCGGTATGGCCTTCCATATAACCCTAAACTCTATTAGAAAAGTATGGAGAGACTTCGGTGGCTCACATGTTATCTTCTGTTTAGAAGGTCGTAGCTGGCGTAAAGACTACTACGAGCCGTATAAACGCAATCGTGCAGAAGCTCGTGCCGCACATACTGTGAAAGAAGCAGAAGAAGATACTATCTTTTGGGAAGCCTTTGATAAGTTTAAAGAGTTTGTGTCTGCTAATACTAACTGTACCGTGATACAAAATCCTAGATTAGAAGCTGACGATCTTATCGCTGGCTGGATTCAGAATCATCCGCATGATAATCATGTCATTATTTCTACAGACAGCGATTTTGAACAACTTATCGCCCCTAATGTCAAGCAATACAATGGCATCACTGAAACAACCATAACACACGAGGGCTATTTTGATTCCAAAGGTAGTAAGGTCAAGGATAAAAAGACAGGCCAAGACAAGGCCGCTCCTGATCCGCAATGGTTACTTTTCGAGAAGTGTATACGAGGTGACACATCCGACAATGTGTTTAGTGCTTACCCAGGTGTGCGTACAAAGGGGACCAAAAATAAAGTTGGTCTCATGGAAGCGTTTGAAGACCGTAAGGCCAAGGGATTCGCTTGGAACAACCTTATGCTCCAACGATGGACCGACCACGAAGGCAAAGAACACAGAGTCTTAGAAGACTATGAGCGTAATCGTCGTCTGATCGACTTGAGTTATCAACCAGAAGACATTAAAGAGATTATCAATGAGACAATCCATAATGCTGTAACTGCAAATAAGAATGTCAGCCAGGTTGGTATTAGGCTGATGAAGTTTTGCAGTCTATATGATTTAAAAAAGATCGCAGATCAGGCACAGAGCTACGCCGATCCGTTAAATGCGAGGTACAACTATGAAACTAATGCCATGCCAGTATGATAACACATGCCAGGATAGCAAAACTTGTGGAGGACCGACTGTGAAAGATTTATATGCAAAACCAATCATTAAAGATAAATTCTGGATCATCGAGAAAGATGGAAGTCGTTATGCCACTCTAAGAAAGAACGAAGACAATCGTTTTGTTATGAGTAACGAAACAGGTGTTCAAATCTACGACAATAAAGAAAGTCTAACACGCCAGTTCGGTAAAAACTTTTTTGTGGCGAAGATAGTTAAGGAATCCGAGACTGCCAAGCCATTAGAGGTGCATGGCTATCCTAGTAGCACATCACCTCACAATGCCATGTTCGATATTAAAAAGAAACTTCCTTTGTTTACCAAGAGCGAAGACAGTAAAAGTCTTTACTGTGCCGGCTATTATGTGATTCGATTCGACAAAGGATGGGTTAAGAGCTTCTGTCCTAAAATGATTACCTTACAAAGGTACGAGTTCCGAGGACCTTATAAAACCGACATTGAAATGAAACAGGTACTGTCAAGTGTCTCAAAATAAACTACCAACTACTCTTCCTACTATAGAAAAGCTAATACAGCGTGTAGTATCTGCTGAAAAGACACAACAAAAAGACATACGCATATCTATAGATGAGGCTAGACTACTAACAGCTGAATTGGCTATACTAACCTCTAGATTAGGTTCTACTGTTACCGAAATACACCAAATATTAGGTGAAATAAAAGAAACTACCGCATTAATCGACGTAAAGTTCGACGGCGGTAGCTTCTAAAAGGTATAAATATATACGTGGTTTATTAGGAACACGTATATTATGAGCAGACCAAAACCTAAGATACTCTTAGAGTACGCTAACAAGGAAACATATAAAATAGAGCAGATCCTTGACAGCGAAGCTATCTGGGCAGTATTCTATAAAGGCCAACCATTCAACCTTAAGAGTGGTAGCTTGGTCGCAAGTTATCCCGGACCCAAATATAAAAAGGTTTCATTTAGTAATCCAGGACATGCGATCAACTTGGCTAAAAAAC